TAATAGACAAGCTATAGTTAAAGCTTGTCCTTTAGCTTATTATACAGGTATAAGTGTAGGAGATATAGTTGTTTTACATCAAAACGTTTTTAGAGTTTTTTACGACACTAAAGGTAATCAAAAAAAAAGTAGATCTTGGTTTAAAGATAATTTATATTTTTGTCAACCTGATCAAATATATTTATATAAAAATAATGATATTTGGTTTACTTTTAATGATAGATGTTTTATTAAACCATTAAAAAATAATTCATCTATAACAAATGATAAAGAACAAAAACTTATAGGAGTATTAAAATATGGTAATAGTTCTTTAAAAGATAAAGAAATAAACCCTGGTGACATTGTTGGTTACACGCCATATGGTGAATGGGAGTTTATAATAGATGGTGAAAGGTTATACTGTATGAAATCTAATGATATTGTAATTAAATATGAAAATAAAGGAAACCAAGAAGAATATAATCCAAGCTGGGCAAGTAGCAGTAGATGAATTAATAAAGGTTGCCAAAGAACCTATTGTTGATTCAGAAGATGATATAAGCGCTGATCGATTAAAAAACGCAGCTGCTACAAAAAAACTAGCAATATTTGATGCATTTGAAATACTTAAACGTATACAAGAAGAAGAAGATATGTTAAATGAAAAACCTAAAGAAGTTAAAAAAGAAAAAACTTTTAAAGGTTTTGCTGAAGGAAGATCTAAGTAATGTATAAGAATTTATTATATAAAGTTTTAAAAGATCATATAAAACCACATATATTAAAAAGAAATAATAAAAATAAAAAGTGGGAATATGGTTATAATAAAGAACATGATGTTGTTATTATAAGTAAAACTGGTAAAATAGGTGAAATATACGAGATACAGGGGCTTAAAATAGCTTTACCTACAAAAGAAAACATATATAAATTTGATAATAACAAATGGTCAAAAGCTGAATATCCTAAACCATTAAGTAAAATAAAAACTGTTTTTGATTGGAAAGAATATCCAGAAGATTTTAAAGAAAAATGGTATGATTACATTGATACAGAGTTTACGCGTAGAGAAGAAGGTTTTTGGTTTTATAACAAAGATATTCCTACTTATATTACTGGCACTCATTATATGTACTTGCAGTGGAGTAAGATTGACGTTGGGGCACCAGACTATAGAGAAGCCAATAGATTATTCTTCTTATTCTGGGAAGCTTGCAAAGCAGATAAAAGATGCTACGGAATGTGTTACCTCAAAAACCGTCGTTCTGGATTCTCTTTCATGGCATCCGGAGAAGTTGTAAATTTAGCTACAATATCTAGTGACTCACGTTACGGTATATTATCTAAAACTGGTCCTGATGCTAAAAAAATGTTTACCGATAAAGTAGTACCTATATCAGTAAACTATCCTTTCTTTTTTAAACCGATTCAAGATGGTATGGATCGACCTAAAACAGAATTAGCTTATAGAGTTCCTGCTAGCAAATTTACTAGACGTAAGCTTGAAAATAATGAAACTGTTGAAGATTTACAAGGTCTTGATACAACAATTGATTGGAAAAATACAGGAGATAATTCATATGATGGAGAAAAACTTAAACTTCTTGTTCATGATGAATCAGGTAAATGGGAAAGACCAAACAATATCCTCAATAATTGGAGGGTTACAAAAACCACACTAAGATTAGGTAGTAGAATAATTGGTAAATGCATGATGGGATCTACTTCTAATTCTTTAGACAAAGGTGGTGACAATTTTAAAAAATTATACGATGATTCAGATGTTACACAACGAAACGCCAACGGACAGACTCGTTCGGGACTCTATAGTTTGTTCATTCCTATGGAATGGAATTACGAAGGATACATTGATACTTATGGACTACCTGTGTTCGACACACCTAAGCGACCGGTTATTGGACCAAGAGGCGATAAAATTGAATTGGGAGTCATTGAATACTGGGAGAACGAAGTTGAAGGATTAAAACAAGATCAAAACGGGTTAAACGAGTTTTATAGACAATTTCCAAGAACTACGCAACATGCTTTTAGAGATGAATCAAAAGCTTCGCTTTTTAACTTAGTTAAAATATATGAACAAATAGATTTTAATGAAGATTGTCGTAGTTATAAAATGGTTACTAAAGGTTCTTTTCAATGGGAACATGGAGTAAAAGATACAAAAGTTATATTTAAACCAAACGAAAGCGGTAGATTTAATATAACATGGGTTCCACCAATTAACTTACAAAACAATGTTGTAATGAAAAATGGGGTGAGATACCCAGGCAATGAACACACAGGTTGTTTTGGCTGTGACCCATATGATATATCGGGAACAGTAGATTCAAGAGGTTCAAATGGATCTTTACACGGGCTTACTAAATTTTCTATGGAAAATGTACCACCAAATATGTTTTTTTTAGAATACATATCAAGACCACAAACTGCTGAAATATTTTTTGAAGATGTTTTAATGGCTTGTGTTTTTTAT